TCTGCCCAGAACTACATCGGTATTGTGGTTATAAAGAGCCCGGACATCCTGCGAAATCGATTCCGTAAATGCGCCCGGCGCGATGCTCTCGGTAACATCTGGCCAGACTTCATAAACATCACCGAATACCGCAAAATATCCCTCTATATGAGGGTTTTCGGTGTCCGTGTCTCTGCAAGTGATTTCATGCATGTTCAGATATCTCTGTTCCATCATTCGTTTCCTCCATTCAATTTGTTTTGATCTCCGATCCGATCCGCGGGGATGTAATTTTCCAGAATCCGCAAATCGTCCAATCCGTCTTTCGGCCCCATTCCCATGATGTCGCGCACCTCGTTACCGGTGACAATTCCCTTGTCTGAAAGTCCACCGTAAACGGAATACAGGGAAGTCAAATCCCAATCCATCAGATTTCGGACATTGAATTTCAAATACCATTTTTCTGACAAGATCAGTTTTTTGGTTAATTCCTGCTGAATGCTTATTGCGAGGGGTGCGATCGTGTTTTTGATAAACGCATTCCATTCATCGCGTTTGTACTCTCCAACGCCTAACAGATACGGCGGAACGCCGAGCAATGCGGCAACCATTTTGCGATCAAGTTCTACCGTTTCATTGATGGCCAAATCCTGCAGGGTTAATGGCCGAACCTGTTCAACTTGGAATTGCTCGCCAGGAATCAGCCACGGTTTGCCAGCCTCGGAACTCTCCACGTAATCTTTCAGAATCTTTTCCCGGCCTTCCGGGGTTCCGAATTGCTGGATGGTGCTGTCAACCCGAACAATCACTGACGGTTTCCATTTGGAACCCATGAATGCTTTTTCTGTTTCCCGTGCCTGTTTCAAAATCTGTACAATCTGCCGCAGGGGCACGTTTATGCCCGCGCCTTTCCACGGGTAATATTTATCGGGATTGAAAACAAAATGAATGACGTTTTCCGGATCATGCCGGATGCCATCGATATATATGTCATACTCTCGGCGGGATGTTCCGCGTGGCATCAGCTGGACCCGATCCGCCGCGATCGGTTCCAATGACTGCAGCAGGCCGGACCATGTATGCGGCATCACAATGGCGTTTCCTTTGCCGTATAACAGCAGGGTTGAAACAATGAATGACATCCATTGCATCCGGGTCATGTTCTTTTCCGGGTTAATGTCTATAACGCGGCTGAGTTCATTCTGAATGCGTACATCCCCGGATGCCGTGTTGGCCATCAGGTGAATTGTCATGGATCCAATCAAATCCGCGATTGCTTTGATGCCGGAAACAATTTCCGGGCACTGATCCAGTGAAACGTATTCAGAACAAACAAGATCATCGAACACCGTGCCAAGAACATATCCGATTTTTGGATTGCTCTGATTTTCCGATCTCGTTTTCATTCTTTTTCTTTTTCGGCTCATCCAAACCACCCTCCAATCTGTTTCTGTTTGGTCATTGCCTCCGACCATCTAACGCATGCAAAAACCGAACAATCGAATAAATCAATTCGGCTGTTCGGTGTTACTTTTTCATATTGGACCGCATCATCAGTTTTTTCGATTCCTCGAACATTCGAAACACAATATTCATATGCTTTCGAATGGAGATAATACAGCCGCCCATTTTTCGCGGAATCCTCTATGTGTCGGAATCCCTGTGATTTCAAATAAAACAGCTGAGGCTGATCTATGATGTTGAATCCTTCTTTTTTCATTGCTGGGATGTACTCTTCACCCGCGAATTTTCGATCATGGCCAATCTGTGCAATCTTGAATCCACGCCCGCGCATTTCTATGAACCAGTTCACAATGTCCGCAATCGCCACCGTTGGAGAATTGCACATTGTCAGCCATCCATGATCCGCCCACTCGAAAAGCGGGATTGAATCTTCATCCTGTTTTGCGGCAGCCTCTGTGATCGGGAAAAAACCATGCGTGATGATAATGTCAACGCCTTTATAATTCCCGAACAAGCATGCACCGGTGAGATCATATCGCCTGGATAAATCCGCGCCGCCATACCACGAAATCGGAAGCCGTGATAATTCATCCATGGTCCATTCATACTGTTTATCACTGTTTTGAAATTCTAGTATATCGAACCATGCGCGCATTGCTGTTGTGTAAACATTCAATGACCGCGAGAGAAAATCCTTCCGCATCTGCGGATCATTCATCGCCTGTCGTGCATCATCCATCATGTCAGATGGCCGGATACTAATTCCATAATTCGGATTCGCTTTTTCATGCTGAATCGGATTCATGAAGTCAACTTCGCCATCTTCATCCTGATCGGCTTTGGCAATGAATACAAATGTACTGTCATCTTCCACGACTTCATCAACAATTTTTTTCCCGTATTCATAACGGCGATATCCGAAGGAGTTCATGTCATCGCCGCCACTGGTAATGCCTATCATCAATTTGTTCGAGTAACTCTTCATGGCCTCTTTGAATCGGTTATATTGGGCCGGTTTTCGATATGCGGCGACTTCATCCGCAATGGCAAAATTGCAATTGAATGAATCTTGCGATTCCGGATTTGCTGGCATTGCATAGATTTCCAATGTTCCATCCGGGGTGCCATCTTCTTTCCTGAAACTGTATTTGATGGAATGCTCGAAGGAATTATCTTTGATCTGAAATACCTTATCCAGTTTTTTATATTCCAACGAAAACCGGATGAAGCTGAATGCCTCCATCGCCTGTTTTAACGCGTTTGCGACTATGTAAATCTTCGATCCGGATTTCCTTTGGATAATTCCAACAGACCACGCCAATCCCGCGATCAGGCTTGTTTTTCCGTTTTTTCTCGGAATGAAAATGATTCCCTCTTTGAATCTCCGGAGGTTGGTGCCTTTCCAATACCATCCCAGAAGATTCACGACTATGAATATCTGGAATGGTTCAAGAATGAATGGTTTCCCCAGGAGCGGGTTTCCATCCAGATCCTCACCCTGTCGATGCACCATCGTTTTTTCCATGATCCGGATGGCCAAGGTCGGATCATGCATCCGTAATTCCAGATCATTGCGCTGCAGATCTTTCAAAAATCGGCGACATGCTCCGATGATTTCCCGGCCGGCGTTCTTCACACCGGATACAACGGATTCGGCATAATCAATGGCAATCTGTTTGTAATTCTTACGTTCAGCCATTCTCTAAATCAGCGAGAAGCCTTTCAATTCCTCCGGCTGATTGCTGTTTGTCTTTTACGGCGTCCGCGTTCAGCCTCTTGAGCCCCGCCGGGGTTAGCCCTAAATCCCGCCAGTACGCGAGTGCTTGTGCGTTCAGCTCGCATTCCATGACCAGCATCGGATTTTTAACAATGTTGGTTTCTTTCGCTTTGTTTGTGTGCGTGATTGTCGGATGCGATCCTGTCTGCACATATTGTTCATGGACCTTGTCGCGGTCTTCCATGATCTGGGCAAGCGTCTCGATGACATAGCTGAACTGCGGCTGATAAGTGCCTGCCTTTTTGCATGCGGCTTTGATCTTCCGCATCCATTCACTCTTATCCATCGAGTTACCTCCAAATATCATCGTCCCGCTTTTTTCAGATAATTCAGCGCCTCTGCGCGTTCATTTCGGAGCTTTCTCAACCTCCTTGCTAAATCTCTGTAGTGCGGTCCTTTTTCCTTACAGCGGCGCAATTCGGCCTGAATCCGGCGGATTTCTTCAAGGTTTTCCCGTAGCTTAACCATTGATTAGCTCCGCGCTATTTCCAGTGAATTTTTCCCACCGGTCAATGATCACATCTGCATAATGCGGATCGTATTCCATCATGAAACACTGCCGACCAAGCTGCTCGCATGCGATGAGTGTGGTTCCGGATCCTCCGAAGAGATCCAGAACGTTGTCTCCCTTGCGGCTGCTGTTGGCGATTTGGTATCCAATCAGGGCGACCGGTTTCATCGTCGGATGCAAAGAATCAAGAGCCGGCTTTTTTTCATAGACCGCTGTTGTGGCTGAGTTCTCATAAATCCGTTTCAGAAGTTCAAGCGCCTCCGCTTTACTCATATGATCGAGATCAGGTGTGTCATCGATCACCGTCGATTCGGACCTGCTGTTCGTGAAATAGTGCGATGCGCCATCTTTCCATCCGTAGAGGCACGGCTCATGCCGCCACTGGTAATCCTGCCGGCCAAGGGTGAAAGCGTTCTTCACCCAGATCAGCTGTTCACGAATCTGAAGTCCAGCAGCCGCCATGGCTGCCGTGAATGCTCCTTCGCTTCTTGCCGCGTACCAGACATAAAAAGCGCCTCCTGGGGATAGCGCTGTCTGCATGTTCTGAAACGCCGATGTCAAAAACTTTATAAACGATTCTGTCGGCATGTTGTCGTTCTCGATCGTCATGCCTTGACTGTTCTTTACTCCGACATTGTATGGAGGATCTGTCACACATAAATTGCAGTACCCCCCCCCGATCAATTTCGCGACATCTTCGCTGTTCGTGCTATCTCCGCACATCAGCCGATGCTTTCCAAGCAAAAAGATGTTTCCTTTTTCCGCTCGTTTCGGGATTTCGTTCGGTTCCTGATATCCGTCCTCTTCGACCTCTTCATCTTCTTCATCGAACCCAGATAAATCAAACCCGAACTTAGCCATATCAATGTTCTCGATTTTCCACAGCTCCGCATTCAGGAGATCAATGTCGAATCCGGTGTTCATCGTCAGCTGGTTGTGAACGTTCATGTAGGCCCGGCGTTGTTCATCGGTCAGGTCATCCAGTGCGATCACCGGCACGGTTTCAATGTTCAACCGCTGGCATGCGATCAGCCGCCCGTGGCCCTCGATGATCTCTCCGTTTTTCCAGATTGCGATCGGATCATTCATGCCGAATTGCCGAATGCTTTCCATGATCTGTTCGATCTGTTCATCCGTGTGGATCTTCGCGTTTCCTTCATAGGGTTTCAGATCTGCAACCCTCATGTATTTGATTTCTAACTGATCCATATTTGCTCCCAAATTCGGCCGAATTCGGCCCGTTTTTTCCCCTTTGGCCAAAATATCGGCCCTATATATAAAAGCC